TCTATGGAAGGCCTTAGTAATAATCAATATATAGAAGTGGCTTTTAGTAAAAAGAATATAGGAGATGGTGATTGGAAAACAGTGGAGCAAATATTACATTTTCAAGAGCAATTATTAATCACTGTATATGACAATGATTAAGGATAAATATTTATGGGTAAAAGATAAGCTTATAAAGTATCCTGCATTGCGGGATTCCAATGAAAGATTGTATTACCATTATTTATTAGACATTGGATATGATATAAACAAACCTTTTAAAGATGCTCTTAAAGATATGGAATCTAGAGGTATCCCATACATAGATTCTTTCGGTAGGGCATCTAGAAAAGTACAAGAAGAGCACCCGCATTTAAGAGGTGAATTGTATAACAAACGTAAAAAGAAACAAGATGAAGTAAAGAAAGAAATTAAGAGTATTTAACACCTGAAACCCTTGTAAATACAGGGAAAAATGACTATATTTATATAGTAGTAATAATCACAAAATTTAATTTTATGGCACAATTAGTGTTCCTGGTTGGTAAATCAGGTATGGGGAAATCTACCTCTATGAGGTTTTTAAATCCCGAAGAAACTGTAATAGTAAACACCGATCAAAAGGCATTACCGTTTAAACAGTTTAATTTAAAATACAACGAAGAAAAACGCAATTATCGTAAAACATCTGACATAGCAATCGTACTAAACACTTTACAGAAAGTGAATAAATTAGAGAACGTCAAAACTGTTATTATCGATACTTGGTCAAGAATCATGACTGATACAGTTATGAGTCAAAAGTTCAGAGCTGAGAAAGGCTTTGATAAATGGTCAAAAATGGCAGCAAACCAATATGACCTCATTAATTTTATTAATGATTCTATGCGCGATGATATCATAGTATATCTTATGGCTCATCCTGAAACACATTATGATGATTCTGGATTTGCATCTGAGCGTATTGGAGTGCAAGGTAAAATGCTAGAAAGATTTGTTCCTGAGTCTTTTAGTACTATAGTTTTATACACAGAGATTGTAAAATCTCCTGGCAAACCTAATCGCCATGTATTTAGAACTGTGTCATCAGGATCAGATACATGTAAAACCCCTCTCGAAATGTTTGAAGAAGAAATGATAGACAATGATCTTATCAATGTAAACAAAACAATCCGAGAGTATTATTCAATTTAATTAATTTTTAAAAACAAGAAATGGAAGATTTCACATGGGATGCTGTGCCCTCACAAAGACAGCGAAAAACAGAAAAATATGCTTATGCAGTAATGACAATGTCAGCATTAGCAAAACCAGGTGCTGGTAGAAAGTTTAGCTTTAATAAAGCTGCACAAGAGTTATTAAGTGTTGAAGGAGAAGATAGAGTATCTTTTGGTTTTAATGCTGATAGAACTGTTGTAGCTATTCGTAAAGCTGAAGGAGATGCTGGTTTTAAATTAACTAAAACTTGTACATTCAGTGATAAGAAAATCTTTGAATTTATATCTAAAACATTAGAATTATCTAATGATGTAGAAAATGAATTTAAGATTAACAATAAAGAAGGAATCTTTATGTTAAAACAAATTAGTGAAGAAGAACTAAATCTAAATTTAGCTAATTATACTGAAGAATCAGAAGTAGCTAAAGTTACTTTAGAAACAATTGAAGTTTTAGATGATTCTGCAGGTAATGTAGATTATCCTGAAGTAGAAGAATCTACAAGTATTGAATTAGATACACCTAATGGTGTAGAGTCACAATGGTAATAATTTTAAAAACAATTTATGTATAATTTAAATGACAACGGCTTTGATGCCAAACAAGGAGTTACAATCTTTAATGATGGTAACGCAGGATTAGTAAACGATGTGAAAATGTCTGTTTACAAAAAAGGGAAGGACGACAAAGAGAACGCTCCTGACTATAAAGTAGTTTTTACGGACAGCAATGGTGGAGAAGTTTCTTCTTCTTATTGGTATGCTACTAAAGATACTCAGTATAGTACTATAGATGAGCAAGCAAAGAAACAAGGTAAATCTATGAAGCATATTATTCATGCTGTTTATGGAGCTGCTTTTGAAATTCCTTTTATAGCAAAAAATCCTAAAGAATTATTAGATATGTCTATGAAATGTATCAAAGATGGTCTTACTAGTAGTCCTAGTAAATTTAGAATCTTTGCTACTTATGGTACTTTAAATTCTGTAAAGAATTACATTCAGCCTCGTAGCTGGGTTCCTTTTGTAGAATCTATGAATACTAGCGAAGACTCTACTCGTTTAAAATTAGCACCTACTATAGATGCTATAGTTAGAGTTGAAGAAAGTCAACCTGTTTTGCAAGACGCAAAAGCAGATGATTTAATGGATACATCTGGAGACGATTGGTAGACAACGTTAAACTATAAAAACAAGAGGGTGTAAAAGCCCTCTTTTTTATTATGAAAGATATAAATTTAAATTCTATAGTATTTAATGATCTTATTAGTAGGGAAGATATCTTAAAACATGTTACACAAGAAAGAATATATAGTTTTTACTTAGGAGAACAAATAACTACGCTAGGCGTATATCATAGTCCTTTACGTGAAGATAATATTCCATCATTTGCACTATTCTTTCATAGAGTAGAACCAAATGTTCTTATGTTTAAAGATTTTGCTACAGGTGACTGTGGTGATTTTATTGCTATGGTAAGAAAGCTGTTTAATTTAAGCTATTCTGAAGCCTTAGAAAAAGTAGCATTTGATCTTGGCCTATCTAATTACGGTGTGTCTGGTATTAAACAAACCGTAAACTATACTAAAATAACACAAAAACAAAAAGTAGAACTAGGAATAAAAATAAGACCTTGGGAAAAGCTAGATAAAAAATTCTGGCAACCCTTTGGTATAAAAAAGTCTACATTAGAAAAGTTTAACGTGTTCCCTATTAGTCATGTGTTTTATAACAGTAATGCTGTTAAAGTATCAAAACATGCATATGTATATGCAGAAAGAAAAGACGACAAACTTACTTATAAAATATATCAGCCATTTGAAGATAAACTCAAAAAATGGATTAATAATGCAAATTATTCTGTTCACCAAGGTTACACACAGTTGCCTAAATCTGGTGAATTACTAATTATCACTAAATCGCTAAAAGATGTTATGAGTCTTCATGATGTCATAGGCGTTTCTGCCATAGGACTGCAATCAGAATCTGTTATGATGAAAGATTCTGTTATGGACGAATACAAATCTAGATTTAAAAAAGTCGTATGTCTGTTTGACAACGACGATGCAGGTACAAAACTCGCTAAAGAGTTTTCTAAGAGATACAATGTACCTTATTTCTTTGTACTGCCTATTGCTAAATCTAAAGACTTTAGTGACTTTGTAAAAAATACTACGATAAACTTTAGTATAGAATATTTTAATAAAAAAATAGAAAAATTATGAATAAACAAGAATCACTGAGTAAAATCAGTAAGAACTTGATGCTTAAAGAACCGTTTTACGGTTTCTTCTTGATAATGCTAAACAAAGTATGGAATAATACTATTGGGACAGCTGCTGTCAGCAAGAATGGTATCAATTATCAGCTTACTATTAGTGAAGATTTCTGGGAACCTTTGTCAGATAATCATCGTATGGGATTACTCAAACATGAATTACTTCATATTGCTTTTAACCACTTAATTAGTTTTGATTTATTTAAAGATAAGAAGTTAGCTAATATTGCAATGGATATGGAAATCAATCAGTACATAGAGTCTGATTGGCTACCTAAAGGAGGTATAAATATAGACGACTATTCTAATCTTAATCTAGACAGAAAAGCTGGTAGTAGATATTACTACGATAAGCTACAAAAACTTCAAGAAAAGAAGAAACAAAATGGTAGTTGTGGATGTGGAAACATGGACAAGCTTTTAGATGCTGTAGAACAAGGAAAAATTCAAGTTACAATAGGAATGCCTGGAGACGGGAATGGAGAGAAAGAAGTTAACATGCCTAATCATCCTTGGGAAGAATTTGAAAATCTACCTGAAGCAGAGAAACAACTTATAGAAACACAAATGCAAAGAGTGTTAGAACAAGTTAAAAATCAATCTATCAAGAAGCAAGGTAATATACCTGGTGAAATGAAAGGTATAATTAAGATTAAAGAAATAATTCCTCCTAAATTTAATTGGAAGAATTATCTCCGACGCTTTACAGGTATTAGTACTAAGATTTTTACGAAAAAGATTCGTAGAAAAGAAAATACTAAGTTTCCTGATATGCCTGGTATGAAAGTTAAGATGAAACAAAAGCTTATGTTAGCTATAGATACATCTGGATCTGTATGTGATGATGAAGTAAGAGAGTTTATGAATGAAATGCATCATATATATAAAACTGGTGTAGATATAACTCTTGTACAATGTGATACTTATATACGAGATATTAGTGAGTATAAAGGTAAATATGATCTTAAACTTCATGGCCGTGGTGGCACTGACTTTACACCTGTAATAAAATATTTTAACGAGAATACTAGTTATACTAGTCTCGTGTATTTTACTGACGGTGAGGCAAGTACTAGTGTCAGTCCTAGGGCTAAAGTATTATGGGTCCATTCTGAAGAATCAAATATCAATGAAAACCTTCCAGGTTTGAAAATTAAATTAGAATTATAAAAACTTAAATCAATGAATCAATTACAATTGAACGTAGATGAAATGAAAACTTTCATCAAACACATGGTTAGCAACAACCAATATATACAAGAAACTGGTAAAGTTCCTGTAGCTATAAATGTTGAAGGTGAAGCGGGCCTCGGTAAAACATCTGCTATAATACAATTAGGCAGTGAGTTAGAAATGCAAGTGGTAAAGCTAAACTTAGCGCAGTTAGAAGAATTGGGTGACCTTGTTGGTTTTCCTGTCAAAGAATTTCAAGTTAAAAATAACGAAGGTAAATCTCTGTGGATTACTGAGCAAGAAATTGATACTGCTAATAAGAAAGGCTATAAAGTTGTAGATAAAAGAATGTCTCATGCTGCTCCTGAATGGATTCAGGGACGTGGTGATGGCGGTTTCTTAGTTCTAGATGATTATACTCGTGCTGATCACAGATTTATGCAAGCATGTATGGAATTGATAGATAAGCAAGAATATGTAAGCTGGCGACTTCCTAAAAACTGGCATGTTATCTTAACTACTAATCCTGACAATGGTGACTATAATGTTACTAGTCTAGATAATGCGCAGAAGACTAGATTTATATCTATAGAAACTAAGTTTGACGGTCCTGTATGGGCTCGTTGGGCAGAGAATGTAGGCATAGATGGTCGTTGTATTAATTTCTTATTAATGCATCCTGAAGTAATTACTAAAGATGTGAATCCTAGATCAATTACTACTTTCTTTAACTCTATTAGTTCTATAAAAGAATTTAATAAAGAGCTGCCTCTTATTCAAATGATTGGCGAAGGTTCTGTTGGACCAGAGACAGCATCTATGTTTGTTATGTTTATTAATAACAAATTAGATAAAATCTTGACTCCACAACAACTGTTAAGTCTTGATGAGAATGATTTAATTAAAGAAACAAAAGAGTGTGTAGGTATGAATGATACTTATCGCGCTGATATAGCCAGTGTACTAGCAACTAGATTAGTAAACCACTGTTTAGTTTTCGCACAAACAAATCACATTAACGAAACAATAAGTAAAAGACTAGTTAGCTTAACTACTAGACATCATGTATTTACTGATGACCTTAAATATTATATCGTTAAAGAATTGCTAGGCGGGAACAAGACTAAGTTTGCAAAGATGATGCTAGATCAAACTGTTTTACAAATGAGTACTAAATAAAAAAAAATATGTTAGATTTAACAGAAACAATAGACATTTCAAGGACATACGATCATAGTAATCGTAAACAAGAAATAACAAGAGTAGATATATTTGAAAATCAAAAATCTTACTTTTTTCCATATGAACCTAAAGTAGTTAGAGATCTTGCTGTCCAAGAAAAATACTCTCCTAATCCAGGAGATATATTATATATAGGGGCTGGATGCAATATTCCTAGAATAAAGTTAAGAGATTTGCTTTTAAATAATCATGCAAAAACTACTACTGATATTACAAAAGCAACTCACATATTTATAGACACTACGTTTAGTAAAATGACAAGTGACAAGTGGGTTAATTTAGTAAGTAAGCAACAGTTATTACAATTTGTTAAATTATCTTTTGAAGATGATTTTATAGACGATGCAGAAGTAGAAGCTATAGAAAATATTTTAAAAGATGAACCAGATAATACTAGTATACATGTTGTTAATCGTGTACACTATGTGATAAATGACAGAAGTGATAAAATATTTAAAGGCAGTGAAATATTAATTAACAATAATTCTGATAAAGTAGGTCATATTAACTATATAAAAGAAGATCATGTGGCAGCTTGGAAACATATACATAGTAATCTTGATAAAGTATTTAATTACAAAGCTTTAATCGGTCATATAAATGCAGAGGATTCTATATCCATAACTGAAGAAGTATTTCAACAGCTGTCTAATATGTTTAATAGTGAAGATACAGATAATCATATATTAGCTATGGAAATTATGGCTAACAGTAATTATTTTGAATCTCTTATGTATTTAGAAATACTATTTGTAGATCACGGTTACGCAATAAATACTAGTCCTACTAAAAGACATGTCAATTTTAAATCTTTAACAGATTATCTAGGAAAATCTAGTAATTACTTAAATAATAGCACTTCTTATACTGTAATAGATTCATTAGTAGAAAAGAAAGCAGTTACACTTGATCAAGTCAAGTATATACTTAATAGATACAAAGATGACTTTTATAGTGGATCTGCTCATTTTAAAGTTAAGCAAATTACTCTTGGAGATGGACTAGCAAAACTCTTAAATGTGAATTACATTAAAACTGTTGAGGAAGATTATATTCCAGAAATAGTAGAAGAAGAAATAGAAAAAGTAGAATCCGATGAGTTTAATTGGATTGAATAATTAAAAACAAAGCGATATGGTAAGTGAGATTAAATTAGAATTTCCTGAATTCATAACGCATATTCCTATTAGTAAAAACAAATGGGTCAAGATTGGTTACAATAAAATTCACGCGTCTGTGCACTACACAACTAGGGCAGCTCTTGTAGCTGCCATGCACGGATTTATTGAAAAACATATACCAAACAATTTGACAATTAAAGCCCCCGTTGAAACAAAACTAACAGTGTATGCACCCGTAAATTATGGAGTTATGAAAATGATAAAAGATAAAGTAACAGGAAAAAGAAAGACGAGTTGGAAACCAGCTGCTGAAAACTATAAACCCAATTGGGATATAGGAAACTTAGCTCTTATATGGCTAAAGTGTTTAGACGACGTATTAATAAAGAAAGGCATACTTCCTGATGATACTATAGAATTTCTTCAGAGAACTACATATGAGTTTATTCCTGTAACAAATTTTAAAGACAGAAAGTTAGTATACCAAATAAAAACAATTAAACAATGATAGATTACCAAACAATAAGTGCTCTTAATCAAAGCACTTTAAAACAAATATTGATTAGTCCGCAAGCATATGTTAAAGCAAAAGAAAGACAACTTTCAGGAATAGAATCTAGTGAGCGGCATTTTGTATTTGGGTCATTAGTAGATATGATGCTGACTGAATCTAAAGAAGACTTTGATAAAAAATATGCAGTTATACCTGATGATACAGGTGTTACTGAAGTTATTGGTAGAATAATTAAAGGGTTGTATGATGATATATCTTATCTTGCTGAAGAAAAAGTCTTAGAAGATTATAAAGATGAAATCTTACAATACTGCAATTATGAACAGTATCAATCTAGATGGAAGGATGAAACAAGAATTAATAAAATTATAGAACAAGGTTCTAAATATTTTGATATTCTTAAAAATTCTGGGACTAGGACTATAATTACTGAAACTGAGTATGCTAATGCAATTAATTGTGTTATGGCTCTTAGAACTGATAAGTACACTAGTAAATATTGTCAAAAGAAATCTAATGATCCTAATATAGAAATAGTGAACAAACATGTAGTAGTGTTTGATTATCAAGGTCTAGAATTTAAAGGTGAGTTAGATAGAGTTATAGTTAATCATGAAGATAAAACTATAACTCCTATCGATTTTAAAACTACTAGTAAGTCTGTTCTTAACTTTGAAAAAAGTTTCTGGCATTTTAGATATGATTTTCAAGCAGCTGTATATACTTTAGGACTATCTTTAGATAAATCAGAAAAGTTTCAAAAGTATTATAAAGATGGATATAGTTTTAAACCTATGCTGTATATTGTAGTAGAAACTTTTCTAAGTAATCCTCCTATGGTATTTGAAATAAGCAAAACAGCTATTAATACAGGTTTATACGGTAATGTAGATCAAGTTCCTAAAATCAAAGAAAACTTAGAAGGATTTACCGAAGCTATTAAAAGATTTAAATATGCTACTGAAAACAATGTTTGGGAATATTCGAGAGAATATCATGTGAAAGGAGTTCACAGTATAACTTTATTATAGCATGAAATTTACAAAAACTGCAACATTTTTGTTTCCACTGTTAAACGTACCAAAGTCTTTGTTTGATTGTCATATATTAGATAACTGGGGTCGACTTAAACATAAGTCAAGATTCCTAAATGCTTATCTAGCTAATAACACAATCAGTAAATACGAAGAAGAAAATTATATATACGTTGTAGCAAGAGGCTATCGAGATACAGATTTTGATAAATTTTATACTACTGTACAAGCATTTCCGAATTTCATAGATGATTATGATATAAAGGATTGCTGTGTGTTTATATTTAGCATACCTACAGATTTTGCCGCAGATTATGATCTGATAATAAATGGTAAATATTCTGAAATAACTGCAAATAGTAAGAAGCTGATACTGGCTAATCATTATTTTTCAGGTAAAGCCTATACTCTACCCTTAATTCTTAATAAAGCTATTGTTTTAAAAGATAGCTGGGAAGAAAGATTGAGTAATCCTGGTTCACCTGCATATTTATATGATCAAGAAGTATGGCCTATTATTAATAATATTGCAGAAATACTAACACATGAAGTAGTTAACAGCTATTCGACAAACAAAAAACTAAAACCAACAGGGGACTTCTTTGAGTAGTCCCCTTGATTGGGTGCAGTTTAGATTATAATAATCTGAAGGGTCCTAGAAATAGGGCCCTTTTTATTTAAAAAAAATGATAAAACTTATAAAAAAAATTAAAAGGAAGTCTATGTTGATCCGCCCCTCAGGGAGGTCCACAGATTTTATTAGTCCTAGTTTTGGCTATGGCTGTTTGTATAACTGTAGTTACTGTTATATGAAACGACATAAGCCTGAAGGATTAGATGTAGCTGAGAATATAGGAGACATTCTCACAGCTATAAACAATCACGTTTACTTTACTCCTGTTGATAAGCCTAATCAAACACATCCTGTATTGACTACTTATGACATTAGTTGTAATGAGGATTTTGCACTACACGCTAAGTTCTATGACTGGCCTAAAATATTTGATTTCTTTAAAAAACATCCTATGGCTATGGGATCTTTTGCTACAAAGTATGTAAATCCTAATCTTATAGATTATGATGCTAAAAAGAAAATTAGAATCAGGTTTAGCTTAATGCCCCAGAAGTTATCTGAGATACATGAGCCAGGTACTTCTAAAATTATTGATAGAATTAAAGCTATTGATGCATTTATTGACGCAGGTTATGATGTGCACATAAACTTTAGTCCTGTTATTGTATATAAAGGCTGGAGAGCTGATTATAAAGAGTTATTTGAGATGGTTAACGACTACGTCGATTACAAAGACGAAGTGCTGGCAGAAGTAATCTTTTTGACCCATAATCACAAGAAGCATATAGCTAATCTTAAAAATCATTCAGAAGCAGAAAAAGTGCTATGGATGCCAGAGATTCAAGAAAATAAAATATCGCAATATGGTGGCGAAAATGTAAGATATAAATTATCTCTAAAAAAAAAATTCATTGAGCAGTTTATAGCTCTTCACGACGGAATAATCCCGTGGAATAAA